TCAGGTTCAATGTGCCCATGCCAATGGGCAACCACAGCGCCAGTCGTCGCATCAATAACATGCGCCGAACTGTAGTCACCATAACTAAGACCTTCGGCCACATCCGCGCCAATCACATAAACACCATCAGAACTAGGTTCCTCCCACAACCTGAAATTGCCCTGTTCACCCAAGTTGAACTCGGCACGACCATCCGCATACAAATGCATGTACCCAATGTAAGGGTCAATCGCCTCCATAGAATTCAACAAATCAACATCAAAAACAGGGTTACCTGACTTAATGAACGCTTCCTCAGGGAAACGCGGATACTCCTGATGCATCTGCCAAGACTGCATGTTCTGGGATTTTGCTTCATACCAATCCTCGTTGCGCTCACCGTCAGCGTCCCACGGGAAAAAAATGCCTTTGAATTTGTTGTCTCCCGTTTGGGAGCCAACCCACAGTTTGTGGAAAAAGTTTCCAGAACCATTAGCCGTTGACAAACCCACGACACGACCACCGACATCCGTAATCGGCTCAATACTAGCCCACGCTTCCTCTGGGTTCGGCAAGAACGCCCACTCGTCCACAATCACTAAATACACTGACTCGCCACGCGCAGGGTCATTGCCGCTAGGGAGTGATTCAATAGCGGACTCGTTATCAAACACCATCTTCAACTGATGGTCAGTCGTCTGCTGAGGACCACGCAGTTTCATCCAATGCGGCAAAAACCTAAAACCGTATTTACTTTTAGCCAACAACTTGACGGATTCGCGTTCCGTGCGTGACAACATAACCACAAAACGGTCGGACACAAAAAACACTAGCCAGAAAGCATAAGCCGCCGCCAAAGTGCTGAAACCAATCTGCCGCGCCTTAAGAACAATCGTATAGCGTTCCGACATCCAAGTGCGCACGGTCGCAATCTGAGATTCCCGCAACACAAACTTGATACGACCACGCTCAGGATGCTTAATGTGCCAGTAATTAGCACAAAAATACTGGAACGCTTCAAGTTGCTGTTCAACCGTAGCATTCTCAGGACCACGACATTTGCGGAACTCTTTTTCGTTCAGCAGTTCATTTAACTCCATCGCGGTTTACCACCCCAAGGAATCCAACCATCCCCATACCGTTCCTCAGCATAATCAAAAATAGCCATAAACGCCCTAGCGTTTACCAGCGGATGAAACAAATCCTCACAGGTTTCCACAATGCCCTGTTGCTGTAGCCAACCGCGTTTAGAATAACGACTGGGTTTACACCAATAAGAATTTATTTGAAACAACCCGAAAGAACCACCCATCGGGTCAGTTGGATTAAACGCCACCTGACGACACCGAGATTCACGCCACATCACATAATCCACCTGACGCAACTTGGCACGACGACCGCTAGCGGCAAGCGCAGTTACCGTAAACCTGTGGTCGCAACGCAAATCCCTAGGCTGAGCCGACGCGGACGGCGAGCCGAAAACCAAACCTGCCAAAAATACGCATAACGCAAATACAAGTTTCATCATTCAGCCATCCTAGCGGGTGTCTGTTAGACGGACAACGACCTAAAAGCCTGACGGACCTTCTTCGGATTATCGGCAAATTCGGGACTTAATTCAATGTGATACCAGTCTCCCTGAGGCGCACCCGAAACAGTTTTCTTCGTGTATTTCAACCAACCCTTGCGCGTACACTTGTAGGCGCGACCGTATGGTCGCGGCCAATAATCAATCACAAGTTCAACACCCAACACATCGGCGTTGACAACAATAAACTCAATTACATCATTAGCAACAATACGATTCTTACCACGCCAACTTAGGTCCATGGCGCGACCAGTTGAATGAACACTCATTCTGTCACTGCCACGAATCGGGCGAACACTCCAAGTGCCATTATTCCAAAGATTACCTTTAGATAGTCGTGCTACTTCTTTGACGAAGCGTTCAGTTCCGCGGCGCTTGCCTTTGGCAACGCCGTCAAAACCAGTGTATTTACGACGCTTCACTTGGCGGCTTTCTTCGCCGCTTTCTTAACGGGCTTGCGCACACGACCAAAACGCTTGTCTGATGGGTCAAGCCAAGTATAAATAACAGGCAACAGTGCCGCCAAACCAGCCGCAACTAACGCCTTTGGGTCACGCTCACCACTAATAGCCAATGCAACTACGCCTGCGCCAAATACCTTGGCCCAAGACTTTAGCATTTCAATTTGTTGACTAGACATTACGCCTCGGGAAGAATAAGTGGCTTTTTAATGAAAGTTTGGTTTTCCGAATCCCAAACATCTCCAAAAGAAGGGTAGTTGTCACCAATAGATTCACGCTCAAACTCAATCCAAGTTCCACCAAGATTGCTTGAAGCCCAATCAGAGGAAGCAACAATCAAATCCTCAACACTGTTGTCCTGAGAAAGTTTTGCGGCAACTATTTCTCCCATTACGCAGCACTCCTTACATAAGCAATACCAGACCAGCCACTAAGAGTGGATTCCGATACCGCCCTAACTCCGCCACCAGAATTGGCGGCACCAGCGCCAACACCATCTGCTCCTACTGTTGCACCGTTACCGCCTCCACCGCCACCTTTATAAGTTGTTGTTGCGCTTTGCCCAAGAATCAAAGACACATCCATTCCTGCTCCGCCTGCTCCACCAGTCGTGCTTACGGCGTTTGCTCCATTTGCAGTTGCACCACCGCCGCCTCCTGAACCGCCGCTTGCTCCCGCTCCAGCACCAGCCCCACCTCTGTATCCGTAGCCAGCAGGTGTCGGTAGACCAACGTACGTTCCGGGACCGTACCGTCCACCACCTCCACCACTAGAACCGTGAAAGTTGATTGGCCCATCTATGTACGAACCATTGCTGCCACCGCCAGCGTAAACAAGACGGGTGCCATTTGGTGCCGCTACATAGGTGGGAGTTCCATAACTGCCTGAAACGCCTGCACCAACAACCACGGGGTATGTTCCGGCAACACAATAAACCCTGTGATAGAACACAACAGCGCCGCCGCCACCGCCGCCACCACCCAGACCAGCACCTGAAACAAGTCCTCCGCCAGCACCGACCAACAAGAAATCAAGATAACCGTCGCTATTAACAGTCAAATCGTTTGATGAAGTAAAAGTGTGAAGCGTGTAATTTTTTCCATAAGAAGTAATTTGAGATGTGCTGGCACCACCAGAAGCGGAAGCGTAAAACTGTCCAACTGGATTTGATACATACTGAGAAACACTGAGTCTTTGAGACATTGTTTTCCTTAGGCGGTAATACGGTTTACGAAACCATGAATGCTAATAACATTCGCACTAGCCGCAAAAGCACGAACAACTAGCGGTGTAGCATTCCCTTTAATCAATAAGCCAGGAGCAACAAGAACCAAACCAGATTCGGCAGCAACCGTCAATTCAATTAAGTCGTCAGGGCTAGTGGTATCGCCCCACTCAATAGTTAGTTTGCGAGCAGTCGTATCAGAGTTAACTGCATACAACCAGATTTCATCATAGGTCGTAACCGTAGACGACCCAGTATGAAGGGTGGTTCCAGGAGTCGCCGTCTGGGCGACCTTAATGCCGCGACCGTCGGTTGACCCGCTGAGAGTAAGTTTGCTAAATGTTGCCATACTAATCTGACTCCTGTTCCCTAGTTAGCCAAAAATTGCGTTTGCTATAATGTTATTTGCTGAATCAACTGGGCTGGAACCAGCAGAAATAGCGTTCACCACATGAGTGTTGGTGGACATGTATTCACCCAAAACATCCGCCGTCACCTTTTTGGTGACAGGCGAACCCGCAGTGTCGTCAACAATAGCCAAAACATCGGCATTGTCAACCGTTGTCAACGCCGTAAGTTGTGTAATCTTTTTATCAGACATTAAACATTACCTGCTTCCAAAAGCATAAACGAACCGTCCTCCAATAGCAAATCTGTTCCATCTTCCAACTCAAGGTTGGAAACCACATAATCAGGGTCTGTCCAATAATTATAGGCCAAATCACCCAAAGTGGTGCCAGCGGCACCCGCCGCGACATAAAAATCGTACTCCAAAGTACCACGATACTGCAGACCGTTATCCACCCAAAACTGATACAGCAAATCACCCAAAGCCATCTCAGGCGGACTGGGGTACAACGCCTTCAGGGCCACATACATGGCATCATTAGTCGTCGTCATAATTCCTCATCCTTCTTGGTTCGCCCTCACAGCACG